CTGAGAATGGGCGAAGGATACTTACCTTCAAGCCTTCATCCCTGGCGTATTGCGCCAGCATCTCACCAGTTAATTTGCTCCAGCCATAAGTTTGATCAGGCGTTCTAATGTGTTCTAAATTTATATCTTGCTCAGATAATCTCATTTTAAATCTTGATCGCTGCAACATTGTTGGATAGGCAGCAGATGATGAGAAGTAAACGATTCGACCAGGGCGAGTTCTAAGCGCCCACTGGAATAGATCAGAATCTATCGCCAGATCGGTGGCAACTGCCAAAGGATTACCTTCAATGGTGGCACGGCCCCCGACGACGGCGGCTAAGTGAATGACTACATCAAAGTAAGTGTTATCGGCTGCAAAGAATTTGCGAGCATCAATGCCTGATTTAATATCAAAGCCAAATACATCATTATTTTTTTCATCTAAGGCTCGATGAAAGGCTCTACCTACAAAACCTTCATTGCCAGTAATTAGAATTTTCATCTAAGTTTTGCCAGTAAATCTTGATACTCCGCACCAGCCATATAAGCATCAAAGGCTACCTTATCGGCTGAGTAAACTTCAGGAGCATTTACCCTGGCGTAATTATCATCCATTGGCGCCTTGCCATTAAAGGCGTGGCAATGCTCAATTATTACCTCTGGCATATATTTAATCTTATCTAAATCCTGACCAAGTTTTAGCCAAAAGTTATCAAGATATAGATGGCGCAGATTATCTGGCACCATTCCACGCAATTCTTTAACTATCGTGTTCGACATCGCAACGGCAGTTGGCAGGCTAGCGCCTTGAAATAGATCATTGCCGTAAACAATCTCTGAGCCAGAATAGAGTTGCTCAACAAATAACTCATCCCAGTTTTTAGTTCTTGGCCTGTGATCATCACCCATAAATGCAAAATTATCAACATCATCAATATATTGGCGTGCAACATAATTTAATGGGAAAGCCATTCCGCCAGTTGTATTGTGAATCATTAGTACAGATTCATTTGGCAGTTTCCAAGAGTATTCGCTGCGAGTTTCATCGGTAAAATCTACGATGTAGATTCGCCTGGATTTTGTTTCTGTATCTACAAAAGCCTGCTCTAACGCTACGGCGTTATCTGGGCGGCCTCTAGTTGGAATTAAGATTATTAAATCAGTTTGAACCATTGGCTAACTCCCCAGCAATGGCAAAATAAGCGGCGCCGTCTATGTAATTATCGGTTTTGTAAGTTTCCATTGATCTGGCTACTTTAATTAATGCACAAATCATTGCGCTTTGTTCTAGTGTTATCTCGCAATCAAGATACACAGATAAAAGCCTGCTAATACGAGTAAAGTTAATAGCAGGCGTTCCATAAGCGTTTTGCCTATCGGCGTGAGTAAGCCTCTTGGCCTCATCTAAAATTTCCCCCCGATTCATTTTTACTTTGAACCTTTACCAAATTCTGTTGCTTTAGGATCAAGCGCCTTTAAAATTGGGCCTGCGCAAGATGCCACAAATGCGGCTCCTAATGCTTTTGGTGAAGTTTCACCAGCAAGATAAAGTGCTAGAACAGATGCGAACGCTGCTCGCAAATAGGTTGAAGCAATTGCGATTAGTTTTTCTTGAGTCATTTTTTTCCTATTCTTTGTAAGTAGGTTTGCCGAATCCTACAATGAATACTGGCAAGGATGGTTTTAACTTACCACCATTTTTCTTTTTGTAGGCACGAACCTTCAGGCAACACTCGCCCCCGTTGCGCTGATCGCCCTTTTTATTTGAGGCGGTATTGCCCTCAACAGTGGTTACAGTACCATCGCCATTATCTGAAACTACTATTCCAATATGTGAGATGCGATCTACGCCATCTCCAGGGAAATCAAAGAAGGCTAAATCACCTGGTAGCGGTGTTGCCACCTGGACATCTTGCCATTTTTTATTTTTAATAAAAGCATCGGCGCCAGCCTTTGTTGAAACTACATTAGGGATTTTTAATCCTACTTGAGCAGCGCACCACATAACAAAGGAACCGCACCAGGGTTGGAAATTAACCTTAGTGAATGCTCCATATTTAGTTTGGTTATCTTTTGGCCCTTCAATGTAACCAACCTCGGCTTTTGCTACTTCAACAATCTTTAATCTTTGGCTCATATTCCCCTCATTCGGTTGAATTATTTTTTTTTACTTGAATCCTCAACATCTTTTGCTTGCTTATCAGCCGCCTGGCGTACCTCTACCTCTGTATCAGCAACTGTTTTGGCACCCTTATCAACTGTTGAAAAGGCAGCATTGATTTCATCAAGAGATAGTTTACCATCATCCATAAATGCACGGGCTAACTTCTCAACTACTGCTGCTACTGCGGTTAAGCCAGCAACTGTAACTGCGGTAATTGTATCTATACCAGCAATTGCGCCAGCACCAATTACAGATAATCCGCTTGCTGCAAATACTGCAACAATACGCATCAATACATTTTTAAGAGAGGACATAATTACTCCTTTGGATTTCGTAATTTGTAAGTTGCCCCCCATATAAATAGTGAAATAAAAATTGCATAACCAACAACAACTTTGGCTGAACCTTCCAGAACAACCCAAGCAATGAACATTCCTAAGAGTGTCCATAATTGATTAAAAATATCTGAGAACCAAGCCTTCATTATGGATTCCTCCTGTAAGTAGCGGCAGCGCTAGCAATAGATGCTGCCTGCGTTGCGATATTTCCAACGATGATTGCAGAGATAACTACCTTTTCTGATTTTTCTCTCACCTCTGGCGCCATATCTGCCCCCACTTCGCCAAAGGCTGCAAGTGCTGCTGCTGGATTCGTAAATAATTCTTGCAATAATTCAGCAGGATTTTGAAGTAAGGCAATTGCAACTGCCTGTTCTTGCGTTAAAACTACGCCATTAGGGAGGATAACCTCATCTTTTGGAATTTCAATTGGCTCAACCTCTGGTTCAATCTCTGGTTCAACCTTTGGTTCAGTTGGTTCAACCTCTGGTTCAGTTGGTTCAACTGGTGTTGGTTCTGTAATTGGTTCAGGTTCAGGAGTTGGTTCTACAACCTCTGGCTCTGGAACTACAACAGGATCAGGATCAGGCGTTACCACTGGTACAGGTTGCGGCATTGGTGCAGGTTGCGGCGTTGGTTCAGATGTTGCAGTAGAACCATCAACTGGCGCAGGTTGCAAAGTAGATGTATCAACTGTTGCAGTAGATGTATCAACTGTTGCAGTTGAAGTATCTGTTGTAGATGTTGATGTATCAACTGTTGCAGTAGATGTATCAACTGTTGCAGTTGAAGTATCTGAGGTTGCAGTATCTGAGGTTGCAGTATTTGTATCTGAGGTTGCAGTAGATGTATCAACTGTTGCAGTTGAAGTATCTGCTGGCGCCTGAACTGGCTCCTCTGCTGGCTGCGGAACTACTCCTTGGAAATAACCAAGAGGGCCGCCGTTAAGAGAATCACTAATAAAAATCCGATAAGAACCAGCATAACCACCTACACAATAAAAGGCTGGAATGTATCCCTTATCAGCAAAAAACTGATTAGAGTTATCCCAGGAAATTTGATATGAGCGTTGTTGCCCCTCAGATGTGGCACATATTACATTTGTACTGCCTATTGCTGCCTGAGCATTTGGAATAAAAAATAATGATGTGCCTGCAATTAAAATTATTACAAAAGTTAATCTACTTTTTCTCACAGAGTAACCTATAAATTTCATCAATTCTGGCTTCAAGCCGTTGAACTTGAAAGGTTATTTCATTAACTTTATCTTTTACGCTGCTACCACCATTGGGTTTAAGTTCAGATAAATAACTTTTAACCAAGAATCTTACCCCAGTTACTAAGAATCCAATAAGAGTTCCAACGGCAACGGCTATTGCTGCCCATTCGTTAGCGGTCATTTTATGGCGCCAAGTATAGAACTGAAACAGTGGTTGTATTAGCACCATTGGTTGCGGCATAAATAACACTCTTAATAGGAATTACCAGTTCAAGGCTAGTTGCTTTTGGAAATTCTAAACCAGTGGTGCTAGTAACACCTGCCCCACCAAGATAGCAGGGATGATCATTACTATTAGTTAAAAGAACTCTACGATTTTCACCATAAGATTCAATTAAAATTTGAGCAGTTGAATTTACTAAAAGTTGTTTTGATGAGGCCACTTATCTCCTTTAAATAAGCCCCGAATTATCAATAGCATCAATGGCATCATCAATGCTATGTGTTACATCTGGATAATCGTAAAGAATGTGAATCATCTCAGAGAATTCTACTAATTAGTAAAGAGCGCTGATTTCCTCAGCAGTTAAACCAAGGGCGGCTAATTTCGCCTGGGCCGATGCTTTAGCGGCGGCGGTGGCGGCCTCTGCTGCCTCACGCTCTGCCTTGTCTGCCTCTGCCTTTACTCGGTCTGCCTCTAACTGTGCTACTTCTTCATCAGTTAGTTCAACCTCAATCTGCTCTTTGGTTTCGCAGTTGATGATTAGTTTAGTTGGTTTTGCCATTTGTTTTCTCCTTTATGAGTTTTTAATGCCGTATAAGTAAAATGATGAGCCTGAAACGAAGTTTGCAGCGTTATCGCTTAAAACTGTTAATGAACTAATAGCAGATGAAGTAGTAAATAACCCCGCCATTAAAGATGTTACTCCATCTACGCTAGAATCATTAGATGGAGATACTTGATCTATTGAAACAGACTTATTATTTGATGAATTGTAATTAGGAATGTAAACTTGTATGTTTCCAAAAGTATTTGCAGTGGCGCTTGCCCCAGGACAGCGAGTTAAAAGCAACGCAGTAGTTACTGTGCTAGATGATGCGCTAGAGCCATTACCCATTAGTCTTATTGTTTTCAAATTGCTATCGTCTGTTGCACCATTAAAACGCATTTTGGGAGTATCAACTACGCTACCCTGACTACTTCTTAAAGAAAGCAATACTAGCAAATCAGTATAAGTATTAGGTATTGAACTAAAAGTTAAACTTGCTTGACTACTGCCCAAAATGCTCTTATCAATAAGTGTATATGTCGTAGCCATTATTCCGCCTTAATTCCATAAAGGGTAAAGGTTGAACCTGCGTTCAAAGTATTTGAAGTAACTAAAACATCAATGCGGTTAATTGCTGAAGTGCTGCGATAAAGGCTTATTGAGGCCTCTGCACCTGGGTAAGTGCCAGCGGTTGAATTGGCTCTACTCAAAGCAGTTTTGAAATTTGAAGTATTAGAATAATTTTGTATTTGCGTAATTGAATTAAAAGTATTACCAGTAGAAGGCTCTACAAAATAACCTATAACTGCCGCATCTCTCCCAGTTAACCCACCTGAAGCAACTGAACTACCATTTCCATAAAGATAAGTAGCAGAATAGATAGAAGTTGAATCATTATTAAAGCGCATATACAGGGCATTAGCACCACTTGAAGTGCCAGCGGTAGTCACTAAAATTAAGTCTGTGTATGTCGCAGGTATTGAGGACATAACCAAAACACTTGCGTTAGATGAGCCAAGTGTGACTGTCGCTATTGGTTCATAAGTTGATGACATATCAGTCCTTTATTCCATATATTGCAATTTTTGTATTTGTTGGTAATTGACCGCCGCCGTAAGCAATTCTTAAATTCTTTACTGCACTTGTGCTATTCCATAATCCTGACATTAAAGAAACTACTGACCAAGCACTCGTAGTATTATTTGCTTCTCTACCGATTAAAGTTCTTACCACTTTTGTTTTCGAAGTTGAAGCAAAATCTAAAATGTCTGTAACTCCGCTAACGGGAAACGCTGCGGCTTCAGTTATGTTTTGATAAAGTAAACGCATAATGGTAACGCCTGATTCAGCACTTGCACTTGCACTACCGCCGCCGTAACCTGCAATGTTATGCCAAGCATAATTGCTGCCACTATCAATAGAACCACTACCAAGATTCATATAAATATTATCTCCAGCAGACGGCGTTGAAGGGATAAAATACCTAATCTGTAAATGTTTGTAATCTGCTGCCGAAGTATCTAATCCGCTAAAATCCACATAAGTTTGAGAAGAAGTCAAAGTTGTTGTGATAATAGATTCATAAGAATTAGCAGCACCACTAAGTGCAAACTGCCCGTAGGCAGCCGAACTTAATCCACCTCTTGCAGAAATTATTGGGCTCATGTTGATCCTAGTTTATGCGAATTTAGTTTGGCTGGCGAATACAGTGAAGGTTGCTGAGGCAGTTTTTACTATTGTGTAAACATAAGCATCAATACTTGAGGCATTGCCTGCTGCGAATGCAGTTCCACCCTGGTATTTTGGAGTAACTGCTGAGCCGTCAATTTGGAATGCTGAGGCATAATAAGCGGTTGATCCTTGAGTTACTAAAAATGCAACTGTAATTGCATCACCTGTTGCAAGGATTGAGTTTAAAGTAGTACCTGAATTGCCACGAACATTTAAAGTCCAGTTGGCTGAGGCATTAGTTGTATAGTAAAGAACGCCTTGAGTTATGGCATCAAAGTTTACAGTTCCAGTTGCAGCAGTTGCAGAAACTGTTGTTCGCTCCTCTGGAGCAATTAAAGTTTTAGCACTTAACGCTTGAGCAGTAGTTAAATCGGCAGTTACACCAGTATCAATTGATAGAGTTACAGTTCCAGAGGTTCCGCCACCTGATAAACCAGTTCCAGCAGTTACGCCCTCAATGTCGCCTGTTGCACCAGATGCGGCCCAGGCTGAACCTGTGTAGTACCAAAGTGAGTTGTTATCTTTAGTGTAGGCAAACTGGCCTTCTTGCGGTGAAGTGATTGCGGCATCTCTTGCTGCGGTATCGGCAAAAACCAATATACCTTGCATCAAGTAGCCATTAACCTCAGATGCGGTTAGAACATCTCCAGTATTGAAGGTTTTAAAACCCAATCCTGCTGCCATTTATTTTCTCCTTAGTTAATAACTCAGAATACCAGAACCCAGGCGGCCTTGATCAGTGGTGCTATCAAGGATGAACGCCTGGATTAGAGGTTCTGCGGTTAGTATTTTAGTGTTAAAAGTGGTGTTTGTAATATCGTGTTGAACGCCCTGAACGAATAGTTCTTTGGTAATTGTTGATCCACCTGGAACAGTTTTAGTTACATTTACCAAATCAAAGATTTCTAAATTCAAACCTGCAACAATTCCAGCCGTTTCGTTTGGATCGAGCAGGGTCATAGTCATTGAATCAATACGATCAGTAGTATCTTTTCTAGCCTGTAATAATGTGCGAGCCTGATCTAAAGCCTCAGCATCGGTTTGAACTAGAATGCCCTCTCGCCTGCCTGAGTGCAGGAAGTAGGTATCTATCGAGGTTTGATCAAATACATTTTGAGGGGATACGCCATTTAGACGGGTTACAGTTACATCATTAACTAGCAAAGTATCATCATTGGCAAACTCAATTTGCTGATAGCCAATACCTGTTCCATCATCGGCAAATACTGTTGGATTCTCATCTGCCTTTTTGCTTATAGTATCTCTTGAGAAAAAGGTTGCGTTACCCTCGGCATCAATAAAAAAGCCGCCGAACTCCGAGGATTCAACCAATTGAATTACAGTAAGCAAATCTCTATTAGGGGTGCCAGGATCAGCCTGCATGGTGCTATTGCCTGCATTTATATCTCTTTGAGATGAAGGCCAATTTACAACATCAAGCAAGGTGTTAATTCTGGCTCCGCTTAGTTGAGGCGAGCCTGCTCCAGCCACTGTTGTGATTCCGATGTTATTTAATAATCTGAAACCATCTACACACTGCAAAGTAATCTTAGAGGTATCCTCAACGCCAAGGCCATAGGTGCTGTTATAGGTAGTGATGTAGCCTGAGTAAAGATAGTAGCGATCAGTTCCAAAGCCATCATCATAATCTGCCCAGATACGAATCTTGCGAAGTGGTAGCAATTTTCCATAATAGGGAGATGAAACATTGGCAGGTGAAAAGTCGCCGTTGTTATCTGCTAAAACTACAATTGCAGAACCAGCCTCGAACTTATTAAGAATGCGGTTTCTGCCTCTGCGAATGCTTACCTGTAATGCAATGTTTGAAACATCTACTACATCTCCTGGCGCATCCGCTAAGATACCAGTGCCAAGAGGTGTAGTTGGATCATCTAAAATTAATGGGTTTCCGAAGGCAGGCCCATTCGCAAAGTCAATCGAAACGCCAAGAACTGGAGTACCTGGCATTATAGAGCCAAGAATGTAGTGGTAATTGCTCTGCCAGATGTTTGAGCAGCCAAGATTCCGTTTCTAACTGAATCATTTAAATCGGAACTTGTTATTGTACTTCCAGCATTATTAACAATTACATTTACTGAACCAC